TGATGGAATTGGTTTCTTTTTCTGTTATATGTCTTATCTTTTCTCTCATTTCCACATCAGTTCCACCATGAACGAAGAACACAAGTTTATCCTTGCAGGTTTCTTTCATTATACGATATAATTCTTTACCGTGTTTTTCTACATATTGAAACAAAATCAAACTATTTCCCTTTAATTCGTTAGAAAGATTGACAATGAATTTGTTTCTTTTTTCATTATATACTAACCAATCAATCTCATCTTGATATTTAAGTCTTTTTACATTGTTTCTAGTTTTCTCATCATATTTTAAAAGCAAACAGTCTATTTTAAGTTTAGAAAGTAAATTTTTATCCATTAATGCTTTTGTACTGGTAATCTTACTTACTCTACCGAACAACCCCTCTATTACCAATTTGTGGGTGTCAGAGTCGTCCAGCGTCCCTGTAGTCCCTATACGGAAGGGACAAGAGGTTAGTTTGGACATAATAGAAGTAAGGGATTTTGCTTTAAATAAATGACACTCATCACCAAATACAGCATCAAAATTATCAAAATACTGTTTTTTCATTTTATATATGCTTTGCCAAGTGGATATTATAACTCGTTCTTTTGATATTTTATCTTTCCCAGCAAACACACGATGGCAATTGCCGTTTACATCCCATTTATTTTTTGTGGAATACTCTTTAAAGTCCGAGAACATTTGTTGTACTAGAGATGTTGTGGGGACTATTATTAAAATCTTCTTATCTTTGGGGATTTTGTCCAAATAGTATCTGATAAGAGCGTATATGATAAGGCTTTTGCCAGAACCAGTTGGAGATAGAAGTAAACCCCTGTCATTATTTATTGCATGTGTTACCGCATCTATCTGATGTTCATGTGCTTTTATAGATTCACCAGCGGCAAAAGGAACAAGATATTCATTTATAAATTTTTCAATATGTTCCCTTTTTATAATATTGGAATTTTTTATTTTGGTAGTTTCTTCTACATCATAGTTTCTATCTTTAGCAAACTTTATAATATAATCATAAAGTCCCTTATAAATCAATTGAGAATATATGTTGTATAGTTTAATTTGACCGTCCCATATTTTATTTTTAAAGGCCGGCATATACTGATGTCCAGGTACTGAGAATGTAAAAAAGTCAGATAATTCTTTGGCAATACCTCTTTCACATTCAATCTTAATGTAGACGGAATCCACATCTATAATTGTGAGTTTATTCATCACTAGTATTTATGGTGTGAATTTTTTCCCATCTACTAATATCTCGATGCCGCTTCCTATTTCGCCGCTCCAAATATTACACTCGACACCCGATTCCTTTAAAAGTGAAATCCCTTGGTCAACAGTTTCTTTCCATCTATCATTAACGGCTTCAAACATTTCTTTATGTCCAACGACAGCAACAATACCAGATTGTATAATTGCTCTTGCACATTCCACACAAGAAAACCAAGGACAATACATTGTCAATCCTGTAGTGTTTATCCCTCTTTCTGCACATTTATAAATTACATTTCTTTCAGCGTGTTCTATATAAATGCTTTTCTTGGGATATTGCCATCTATCTTCTTCATCTTTAATTCTATCTGGTAAGCCGTTCACACCCCATGCAATTATACCCATCTGGGGTTTTACTAAAATAGCACCAAGTTGAGTGGATGGGTCTTTACTGCAAGACATAGCATATTGGTATGAGTGTCTTAAATACACTCTACTCATTGCATCATTGTCCGTTAATGAATTTTTTCCATTCGATTGCATTACGAATATTCCATTGTCTGTTGTTTATAGATTTTAAAATGGCATCAAGATAATTAATCTTTTCTTTTTGATATGCTTTTCTGTTAGACAGTTTCTGCAATTCTTCATCAGAATCCATATAGAGGTCTATGTCTTGTTTCAGGATTTTTAATCGAAACGGCTCCCATCCATATTCCTCTAACTGTTCTCGGTCGAGTTTACCAGTATAATATTCCCATTTGATTCTTTTCATTATATTATATTCACTGGTCAATTTTTGCAAGACCAATTTCTCATCAAGGTATATATTAAGGTATTTGTTATGTAATTGGGGTATGGATATAGATGCCACATCTAATTCCGTATCATCAATAGACATATCTTGTGCCACAAGGTTTCTAATTTCACTAAGTTCCATATACTAATTATATCAAAAATATAACAAAAGTCAAGTTCTAGTTACTTTTAAAATCTTATCAATTTGCTTTTGTATAACTTCTGTTCTATTCGGCCACAGTATGTATTCTTTATCTGGATTTTTAAGAAGATTATATAGAAGAGGCATAATGAGGTTTTCCACTTCATCCAGTTTGATGGTATATTCTTCTTTAAGTTCTGATTTTCTTTCCTCTACTTCGTCAATTATTGCACGAATATCACTTCCTTGGTCGGAAAACATTTTGGCCAATTCGTCTGTTTCAAGAGATACAATTTTATCAATTTTTTCTTCTATCCTAGATAAATTTTCGTTATCAGGAAAAGAAAAGTCTTCACTTTCTCCAGATTCTAATTTCAATAAAACCGAATTAATTTTTCCTTCTAATTCGTCTATCTTGGACACAAGTTCGTCAGAAACTTCATTAACAATATCTGTTGTTTGTGTTTCTGCAATCTCTGTACCAGATTCTAGTTCGTCAGCATCTACTGCTGTAAAACCAAAATCAAAATCTGAATAATCGTTAGTCATTGAATCCCCCACCTTGGAGTATCTGAATCAAAATAGTATGGGTCACTCTTACCAAGACCCCAACCACTGTCCTTTACAGGCTCATCTTCTGGAATGTTTAAATCTAAATTGAATCCAAGGCCCATATCAAGACCATTTCCTAGACCCTTGTTCATATCAATTTCAAAGGTAGGAGGACCAATTGTCTTAACTCTTTCATCAGCATCTCGTTTTGTTGATTGCAAGAGTGCCCTCATTTCGTCTGCGCGAGTAGAGGTATCCCAACTATCTTCGTCACTCATCAACTCTGCAATTCTCTTTTCTGCCGCTTTCAATCTCGCCGCCAGTTCAGCCTTAATATCCTGTAGTGATTGTTCTGATAATTCAATCATATAATTTGCTTCTGATAATATTTGTTTTATAGATTTCATACTTTTTCTACCTCATACGAATCGAACATTAAAGTTAATGTTGCTGTTTGTGTTTCTGATTCCGAAGGGGTTGTTGAAAACTGCAAACCAGTTAGATTTGTTGGGAAGCAGTTTTTAAATTTTACCCTGACATTTTCTCTCATATTGCTATTTAGTATTGTTAGTGTTGCATCAGAATAATGGTCTTCTGGACTTAGAAAATCTGTAGTATCTTCTATATTTACTATACTTTTTAACCAGTCAAAACACTCTCTCCAGTTTCCTAAATCTTCATCTACAATAAAAGATACATTAAGTTCATCAAATCTTAATTTGGTGGTTGGGTGTTTGACATCTATAAATCTTGTTGGTTGTCTAATCTCTCCCGCATTAACGCCGGGAAGATTTGCCTCTTGACAAAAATATTGTACATTAGGCATTCTAAATATATTAAAATAGAATCCTGTGTTTAAAACATAGTTTGTATTAGACGGTTGCCTTGTTGTAATATCGGTTGATAGTGTCGGGCTTAGTCCTGGAAGTTCGTCAGTCATAATTATTCTCCACTACTATTTATAAAAAAAACTCCCCCGAAGGGGAGTCGTTAATTAAAGTTCATTGTTTCCTTTTAATACCCTGCTATCGGAGTTCCCCGAAGTCCCTGTCGACCAGTGTCTTGTTTCACTGGGCCTAAATCAATCGGATAGCCACCTGGACCAAAGGTTGGATACCATTTTCCGTTTATCCAAGTATACATTATTCCACCACGAACCACTTGGTCACCGTTTCGTCTTCCCAGAAGATTCCCATCACCATCAAGGTCTGGAAGGTTAACGCCACCACCTGATGGAGTACCCCATCTTTCCCGCGGTGTTATATTCGGGTCGTCTGTGGGAGGCGCGGGAGATGATGGCCCTTGAAACGGATT